CCAGCTGGATAAGAATCGAGCAGGATGCCGCTAACAGGCAGGCAAGGCAAGCAAAGGCCAAAACGAATAGGAGATAGACAAGATGTCTAACAAGTTGATTGTTGATGTATTAACAAAAAATACACAACGATTAGATGCACTAGAAGCCAAACTGGGTAAAGTTGGCAAATCTTCGATGAACGTTGCTTCAGCGGCTAAACTTGCGGCGGGAGCCTTTGCGGCACTAGGAGCAGGCAAACTTGTTAAAAGTTTCATAGACGTTGGACGTAGTGTTGAAAACCTATCATTAAGATTTAAGTTCCTTTTTGGATCAGCACAAGAAGGTGCCAAAGCATTTGAAACATTAACTGCTTTTGCAGGCACAGTGCCGTTCTCACTGGATCAAATAGCGGCGGCATCAGGTAACTTGGCAGTTGTGTCAGTTGATGCAAAAGAACTAGGTAAAAATTTAGAAATAGCAGGTAACTTGGCGGCTGTGTCAGGATTAGATTTTCAGACAGCAGGTGAACAATTACAAAGAGCATTATCAGGTGGTATAGGTGCGGCGGATCTTTTAAGAGAAAAAGGTGTTAATGCACTATTAGGATTCAAAGCAGGTGCCAAAGTAACAGTAGAAGAAACGGCGGCGGCATTCCAAAGAGTTTTTGGACCAGGTGGTGAGTTTGGTTCAGCGGCAACAGAACTAGCAAAAACATTTGATGGAACAGTGTCAATGTTACAAGATAAGTTGTTCAACTTCCAAAGAATAGTTGGCAAAGAATTTATTGATGCATTAACAAGTCAATTTGGTGAACTAGACAAAGCACTGGCAGACAACGCGGCAGAGATAGATGACATAGCAAAAAGTCTAGGAAGTGCATTAGCCACAGCGGTTATAACCACAGGCAACGCAGTTAAGATATTAGCCGACAATTTTGTGTTGGTTAAAACGGCATTGGTAGCATTGGCAATTGGCAAAACCACTGCTATGTTTTTAACATTTGCAAATTCAATTAGAAACACATCCACAGCAATGGGGGTGCTTAATGTGGTAATGGGCAAAAATCCATTTATTAAAATTTTATCAGGTGTATTAGCAGTAGGTGGTGCTTTGGCATTCTATTTCAACAAGACATCAGATGCAACCAAGGCACAAGAAGAATTCAACAAGGTTCAGAAAGAAACACTTAGACTTTCAGAAGAGATGAGTGAAGGATCCATCGGAGACAATGTTTCAGAATCAAACAAAGCAGAAGCCAAACGAATCATGGACAAAGAGGCGGCAATACAAGCCTTGCTTACCAAAGAAAAATCATTTTTGGATGCTATGGGTATCTTGGGTGAAGATGCACTGGCTAAAAACTTACGTATAGAACAAGAAAGAATTAGCAAATTAGAAGCCATTAGATCTGTTGATGTAGACAACTATGAGAAATACACCGACTTAATTAACAAGGTAGAGGAAGATGCTACCAATGAAAGAATTAAATTATATGCTGAGGAAGAGAAAAAGAGAAATGCAATACGAAGAAGAGGCATAGACCTGTTCAAACAAGGCAAATTCAAAGAAGCAGATATAACAGGTGTCACTGAAAAGGAAAAGAAAGAAATTGCTATCAGCACCAGTCGAGACACGTTAGACTTACTTGCATCACAGAACAAAAAGTTTTTTCAAATACAGAAAGCAGTTAAGATAGCAGAAGCAATATCCAACACGGCACAAGGTGTTACCAAAGCATTTGCAATGGGAGGACCTCTAGGATTTATTACAGGAGCGGCAATTTTCGCCGCAGGTATGGCACAGGTAAGTGCCATTAAAGCACAAACATATCCAGGCAGAAAATTTGGTGGACAGGTTATGGCAGGCAGAACATACACAGTGGGAGAAAATGGACCTGAAACATTTAGACCCAGTTCCACAGGCATGATAGAACCAAACAGTCAGTCAGGAGGACAAACAGAAGTAAATGTAAATTTCAATGTCACAGCCACAGATGCACAAAGTTTTGACGAATTACTGGTGCAGAGAAGAGATACTATTGTTGGTGTAATAAATGAAGCACTAAATGAAAACGGTCAAAGGAGTCTAGTATAATGAGTAGCACAACAACAACATCTGACGCACTATCAACTAATTTTTTCGCGTCAGCAGAAATATCAAGTTCAAACACCACAAGAATTAGCGAAAGTATCAGCAGAAGAACACAAAGGAAAGCAGTAGGTGGACAATACTGGACGATGCAACTACAAAGTAAACCACTCAACAGAGAAGAGTTGGGTGTTTTGTATTCATTTTTGGTCAAACAACAAGGATCATTTTCAGATTTTACTATTGTTCCACCCATATATGGATCAACTGCCAGCACCAATGCTAGTGGCACACCAACAATCACAGCAACTTTTGCCGCTGGTGTAAGCCGTGTGAGTTCACAGGGTGGATCAGGTTCATTAAAGGCTGGAGACTACATAAAATTTTCAAATCATGACAAGGTGTATATGCTGGTTCAGGACATCAATCAAGACTCAAGCACAGAGGACTTCTTGCACATTTCACCACCATTAACTACTGCTATTACTAACAGCACAACAGTGGTTTACAACAATGTTCCGTTCAAAGTTTATTTGGCTGACGACAAAACAACATTTAAAACCAACACAGACGGGACAAGCACAATATCGATAACGGTTAGAGAGGACATCTAATGCCAAGGTCACTTTCATCAGGACTGATAACATCATTGTCCGGACAACAGCAAAGGGTCGCGGATCTAATAGAAATACATTTGTCAACTGCTGTGTATTTCAACAACAGTTTTCTTGATCTTTCCTATGACAGTGCAACAGCACCAGATTCAGGTGCTAACACATACCTTGCACAAGGACAATTTTTAGGACTAGGCAATGTTCAAGAATCAAAAGACATAAAAATAGGATCAATGAGGGTGGCTTTTACTGCTGTTGATTATACCACACTGGGTTATGTGTTGAACAATGAATACATAGACAGACGTGTGGTAATTTACAGAGCAGTGTTGGATGAAAACTATGCCATTGACTCAACCAAAGTGTTTCAATATTTTGATGGCAGAATAAAAGATTTTTCAATCAGTGAATCACCAAAAACAGCTTCACTGTCTTTCAACGTGGGTAGCCAGTTTGCTGATTATGATAAAATTTCAGGCAGAAGAACCAACAGTGACAGCCAACAAAGATTTTTTTCAAGTGATGTGGGTTTTGAATTCGCACCACAGATACAAACAGACATCAAATGGGGCAGAACATAATGCAAGTTAATGATTACAGAATAAAAAGACTAGAAGAAAGAGACATACAACAGTTGTTTGGCATAACAAAGGTTTGTTTGCTAGAGAAAGGCATTGAAAACATCAAAGAAGACATATTGTTACGACAACTAAAAAACAGTTTGGTTAAAAAATTACAAAGTTTTGATTTTGGACTGTTCAAACTCAACACCTTGATAGGTTTTGTGTTCACTGACGTTGGACAGTATGCTTACGAAGAAAAAGGGTTTGCCATGGTAGATCAAATCTACATTTTACCTGAATTTAGAACTGAAGAAAATTACGTAAAAATGCTCAGACACATGGTAAGAACTTTTGCTGTGTTTGGAATTGACAACATAAAAACCACCGACAATTGGACACTGTGTAATGATTGTCCTGTGTTTGAAAAAACAATCGTAAATTTAGCCAAACCACAAACAATGTATAGGATGTTAACATAATGGGAATACTCAGCAAGTGGTGGGATAAGATTAAAGAAAAAGCCGATGATGCAATTGATTTTGTAACAGACACATTCAAATCTGTTGTTGATATTGTTGCGTCACCATTTAAGATGCCTGATGTGCCTGGTGGAGATGGCACTGGAGGACAAGTAAGCGAACAAATTTTAGGACCACTTGTAAACAAAGATTCAGGTGTGGGCAACATACCAGTTGTGTATGGCGAGAGAAGACTGGGAGGCTTTAGAGTTTTTGTATCCACTAATGGTTCAACCAATCAGTATTTGTATGTGGCACTTGCTCTTGCTGAAGGACAGGTAAACAGCATAGATAAAATTTACATAGACGACGTGGATGTGCCAATGAGCAGTTATGCACACGGCACCCAAGCAACACCAAGTTCAGGTGATTATGCAGACAAACTTAAAACACAGTTCTTTGATGGCAGAGACGATCAGACTGTGTCAACTTTATTGGATGAAGCACCAGGTTGGGGTTCCAATCACAGACTGAGAGGTATTGCTTATTTGGCTTGTAGATTTGAATGGAAGAAGATTGAATCACAGGAAGACGCAGACAACAATCCTTACAGATCAGGCATACCTAAAATCAACGTGAGGATGAAAGGTAGAAAAGTATTTGATGTAACATCAGGATACACACAGGCATTTGAAGGTGGAATTACAGCGTCCAACAACGCAGGACCAAGCGGAACCACAAACACTGTGGCACACGTGGCTAATTTTGCCAGCGGAACCAACGTGACAAAGATACCTGTGGGAAATGGTGAAAGTTACACAGCCAATGTGTTTCTTACTACCACAGCCAGCAACGCAGTGGTTAATATCAAAATGGCAAACACAGCCAGTGTCAGAGACAACACAGCAGGAGACAATGTTAGGGTGGTTGCTCAATATGCGGTGACAAAGGTTTCTGATGGCTCTGAAATATTCAACTCCAACACAGATGGAAGACCATTCAATGCAGTGTCAACGTCGGACGCCACACCAGCAACAGCATTCATAGACGAACAAATTGCAATACCAAGTGCTGGTGCATATCAAATACAATTGACATCAACAGTGGGACCTTTTCCATCAGCCCAAGGACCAACACCAGTTGGCACAGTGGCTTGGTCCGTTGAACTGCCTACAACCAGCACACTGGCACACAGCACAGCATACGCCAGTGAAACAGAAGTTTTTTCAACCAATCCAGTCAACGTGTTGTTGGATTATCTTAGAAATCCAAGATATGGCAAGGGATTGAGCAATGATTATTTTGATTTCACCAGCATACAAGAAGCGGCCCAACAGTGCAGTCAAACTGTGCCTTACACATCCAGCACCTCTGGCAAGTTCAGTGAGTTTGATGGTGTATTGGACAGTGGCTCCAGCCTACTCAACAATGTTAAAAGCATATTATCCAGTTTCAATGGCATCATGCCATATCAAGCAGGCAAGTATTTTGTTAAAATACACCATGGTGGCAATTTGGCAGACATTGATGCGGCACCAAATCCACCACCAGTGAGCATGGTGATCAATGAGGACATACTGATTGGTGGACTGAGAATACAGGGTGAAAGCAAACAGAGAAAAATCAATCAACTGCGTGTGACCTACACTGATCCAGACGCTGACTATCAACCCAATGATGTGTTTTGGCCTCCGACTGGCAGTAGCACATATTCAGGATACCTCACTGAGGACAACAGCATACCTTTGCACAAACAGATAGCACTGCCACACTGCACACACAGAGAAAGAGCACTCAACATGGCAGAGACACTGGTGAAAGCCAGCAGAAACAAAATGAGCATACAGTTCTCAACCACCACTGCGGCAACCAACGTGAGTGTGGGTGACCTAGTGCGTGTGATCAACAAGAATTTAAACTTTGACGGTGTGTTCCGTATAGAAAGCATAAATCTATCAGCAGAAGGAAGCCTTGGCTTTGTGGCAACTGAACACAACAGTGGTGATTATGTATTGGATGGACATGCGGCGGCGGCCGCCAAACCAACCATCAACCTACCCAACCCATTACAGGTCACAGCACCTACCAATGTTACAGTGGTCAGTTCTGGACAAGCCAGCGGTGGTGGATACACATCAGCATCACAGATGAAAGTCACTTGGACAGCATCCACAGATCCATTTGTGACTGAATACATTGTGCAATACAAATTAACCTCAGCAACTCCATATCTAACAGCAGGCATAACCAATGATGTAACATTCTTTATTGCTCCTGTGGGCACAGGTGAAGTATACAACGTGAGGGTGGCGGCAAGAAATGAATTGGACAGACGTTCCAACTTTGCCAATGCGGCGGCACACACGGTATCCTAATGCAGGCAAGTGAATTTGAACAGATAATGAGCCAATGGGGCAAATGGCATTGTGTGGGCAAGAAAAAAACTGGCAAAGGCAATTATATCAGATGCAATGGCACAACTCCACACAGTTGTCGTTTTGTGTTTGAACCACCCATTGTTTACACCATTCACAGACTACTGCCTCGTTACGACACTGTGGAACAACAGCGAATGAGAAATTATTCCAATCAAAGTGGTGAGGGCTATTTTAAAAAATATCTTGTGCCACGTGGCAAAGGTCCTAAGTAGATCTCTTCGGATCCCATTCAAACACTATTGGTTCTTTTGGTTTGGACCAAACCTTACCAAATTTGGTCTTCTTTATTTTCCTTTTGAATATTTTATCAGTCCTTTTTTTCCTTTTGAGGAACTGCTTGGTCATGGCTTCCACGTCGCGGGTGCCATTACGCCACATTTGATTTTGTTTGGTGATTTTGGTCCAATTAAATCCTTTTGTCATATCATATTATAACACGAATCACGTAGAAGTCAACTAGGAGTCAAGAAATACGAAGTGCGTCAGCACAGAGTAGACGAACGTAGTTCGTCTTTGCTTCGTCATAAATGACTCGCAAACTTCTTCTTTTTGATATCACTAATGTTGTTGTTTTTTAAGTCACACGACCAGAACGTGATTTTTTTTGAGATCCAAAAAAAAGAGACGATGGTTTATCAGGTCCTACTGGTATATGTCCTCGGCTGTCTCTGCCTTGCCAATCCAACAACTTTCAGGTTGCGTTTCTAGTATTCACAATAACCGGCTCACACGCCGGACACCTATTAAGTGAAAGTCATTAGTTGATCAACTTTCACAAAGTCATTTGTCACTTGATTGATCATTGTGTTGCCACAACGGACGGTGCGTTCTTTACACCCCTTACGTTTGCCTATTTGAGAAATTTGTTTGTGCCTATTACTGCCTATTTTCACAAGTATATAGTCGCTGGGTATCACGTGTCAAGTTTTTCTGGCATCACCGCTGTATGACGCTGTATGACGCTGTAAACATAATGTTTTAGTGGGTATTTCACTTGTTAAATAGTTGTGCAGTCATTCCCCAAACTCCTTGCAGAGTTTACGACTGCCGGGTGGACCACTACAACCTATTATTGCCATACTATTTTGTATGTCCACCCACTTTCTCAATCTGCGTGATCCAAGATGCGTAAATATTTCTGTGTATGGCGTTGGTTTGATTTTTTACACGTATGTTTTCGAACTTATAAGTGCGTCATACACTTTATAAAAGTAAGGTGGATGTGCCCTCCAATTTGTGGCCATTTTGCGGCACATCCATCCCAAGCAAAGACAATGTTGAGGGTGCTTCATCAAATAAAAATTAACACCAACTTCCTAGGCACTTAAATATCGATAACGAAACTGCAACCCAGGAGGGCAACAAATGAGTTATCGTATCATAAACGGCGATTCAGCACAAGAACTAAAAAAATTTAAAGACAACAGCATAGACGCTGTGGTGACAGATCCACCCTATGGCATAGAATTCTTAGCCAAGGAATGGGACTCAAACACAGGAGCGGTGGAGATATGGTCAGAATGTTTAAGGGTATTAAAGCCAGGTGGCTACCTGTTGGCATTCTCAGCGGCAAGAACATACCATCATCTTGCCACCAACATAGAATCAGTGGGATTTGAAATCAGGGATCAGATCATGTGGTTGTATGCTTCAGGATTCCCCAAAGCACAGGACATTGGCAAGGCTATTGACAAACGAGGTGGAATGGTCAGCAACAATGCTGACACACAAAGTTTAAAAACAATATTAGCAGAATTATTCACTGCCAGTGGCAAATCCAACACACAAATCAATCAAGAATGCGGATTCAATGCCGCAGGTTATTTGAGACAACATGATAATGGTGTTGATGGTTGGGGATATGCTTTGCCGTTGAATCACAAATGGCAAACACTAAAACAAGTGTTGGGTTGTGGTGATGATTATGACAAATATTTTATAAGCAGTGAAAGAGCAGTGGTAGGCACAAAACAAGCAGGATGTTTTGACCAAGACTTTGAATCACACACCATTGGAGCAAGAAGTAAAACAGTAGATATAACTCAACCAGCAACTAAACAAGCCAACCAATGGCACGGATGGAAGACAGCACTCAAACCAGCACACGAACCCATATGTATGGCTCGTAAACCTTTCAAAGGTTCCGCCATAGACAATGTGTTGACTCACGGTGTTGGAGCACTCAACATAGATGAGTCAAGGATACCATTTGAAGGTGAAGCAGATATGAAAGAAGCAAATGTCTTCAAAGGCACAAGAACAACGGGTATGGATCAGTATTGTGAACCCTCTGGAACTCTAGACAAGAACAAAGAAAAACTAATAACAGGCAACACGGAAGGTAGATTTCCATCTAATGTATTAGGTGAAGTAGAAGGTTATCAAAAGTTTTTCTACTGTCCCAAAGTCAGCCGTAAGGAGCGACACAGGGGTTTTGAACAAACAGAAACAACACAACAAATGGTTGAAAGTGTAGGTGGCACATATTTAGGCACCAACATCCAGAGATTAAAGCACAAGATCCTAGAACACGAAAAAACTTTAGGCAATGAACACCGAGTAGCAGGCAATGTGGGCAACAATCATCCCACGGTTAAACCTGTTGCACTGATGCGGTATTTGGTCCAATTGGTCACACCACAAGGAGCACACGTGTTGGATCCATTCTGTGGATCAGGTAGCACAGGCATGGCGTGCAAAGAGTTGGGCAACAAGTTCACAGGCATAGAGCAGGACAAGAACTATGTGACCATAGCACAGCAGAGAATAGATGCCACACTGACAGACCCCAAATATACACTGTTCAAATAGTATTACCAAACCAAACGATATTACCACAACCGCTTGACAGACTCCGCACAGATGTTATAATAATACTATGCACAACACAATCACACAGCATAGAAAGGAGGAAACAATATGTCAGAAGAACAATACACTCTACAAGATGTATGCAACGCAATCAATGAACTTGAAAGCTCACTGCACGGCAATGACAGAGCAGATGGAACCAATTGGACCACAGCAGACTCATTGTCAAACATATACTTTGAGATGAAGAGAGTAGCAGACATATTGGAGACTATGAGCAAGAAGTAGTCCTCAAGGCAGAGAATTTGGAAACAGATTCCTGCTGACTTTCCCAACAATTACCACACATTACACAACAGTGACAACACCCCGATACACAATCAAAGAGTAGCATAAGGGTCTGTATGTGGGGGGTATTTTGGCACGCCTTCAACCATTCACACTCAATAACCAATCTCCACCACACAATCACACCATTAGCCACCATATGAACCGTTTGGGCCACCCAATTCCACCCTGTTCACGGTTGACTTTTACCAAATTAGAAGTATAATTCACACCATTCTCACTGTGATCCCACCGTTACAAGTGTGGTTGACAGGGTGAGGGTCTGATGTTATAATCAGGATGGGCATGGCAGAACTCTGCCTTGTCTCCTTTTAAAAAGTAACCATCACCCCCAGGCTTTAAGTTCTTATTTTCACCTGGGGAAGGGTGGTAATGATCCCCAGCACAATATTTTCATGGTAGAGCACGGTGAATTATGGTAGACAGGGTGAACCGTCCCCTGAAAGACAGATTGGTAATGCGTGT